TTGCTCTCAGCGCCTGTAGTTGCGCTTATGTGGGGTATTGGGATGAATGACGTAGAGATTATAGACCGCATTGGTCTTGCCTTCAGTGAGCTTAACAGGCTTCCTGATTGGTATCAGTATTTGTTATTCATGGCAGTATCTGCATCCTTTGGTATTCGTGGTGCTGACAAGCTGTTGGCCCTGAAGGGGAAAAAATAGATGGCCTTAGAGCTAGACATTTTTCAAGACACTACTGCAAATACTATGTTTGCTGATTCTACTATGGCGGCAGAGCAGGAAGAACAGTCTACCCGCACCGGATCTTTTCAAGGCACAACATATCAAGACGTTTTAGATTGGTATGAAGCTACTGGTTTTGGTGACAGAAACCCCTCCGACCCCAGCACATATCCTAATGTTGTTGGGTCTTCATACATTGTTGGGGAAGATGGTGGGTATTACAACGAAGCAGGAGAGAAACTGTATTGGTTTGATCCTCCTTCAGAGCTAGGCCGTGGAGGTCAAAGCTCCCTTGGTGATGCAGACAACAAGGGTTTTTACACAGAGACACAGATCAGATCCTACTGGGATGCAGATCAGGGCATGGGATACTTTAAGAAGGCTAACCCAGACCTAACTTATGAAGCATATATGGGGTATCTGTCTGAGCGACAAGCCTTAGTTGAGTCTGGTGACATAGCTAAGCTAGATGGTGATGAGCTATATAGGCAAGGCCACAAGGGAAGAGGGCCGAACGCTGACGCTATAAACGCAATTGTCCTAGAAGAAAGGCAGAGGGTTAATGAGCAAAACGCACAGCTAACGTCTGACTTAGCCAGTAAGTACGGCATACAGCAGGTGTATCAAAACAGTGATGGTGATGTTTTTAGGTTTAATGGTTCTAATTATCACAAGGCTTTCAAGGTCGATGACCATGATTGGAGCAAGGTAATAGGCAATATTGTTGTTGATTACGCTATTGGCGCGGTAACTGGACAACTGGCAAATGCTTTTCTTGGTTTAGTGTCCCCCGGAACTACTATTGACTCTTTAATAAAAGGAGCCGCAAGTGAATTCGGGATGAGCATTCCTCAGTTTATAGACACTGCTGGAGTGTTGGGAGGCGTAGGCACTGCTAGTGGCGGCTATAATGAATGGAACGACATCATAAACAGTCCCGAGTGGTCAAATGTAATAGTTAACCTGACTGGTGGGCCTGACAGCACACCAAACCAGCCATTTCAGGGTGATGGCGAAGGCGTAGATTCTGACGGAAATGTTGTATGGAACACGCGAAACTTGCCTTCTATATACAGCATTGTTAATGGAGATATTGTTCACACAGAGTCCGGAACTGTGATGTCTGAGGGGAACTACAGTGTTGATAGAACACAGTATGTATCTTTTCCTCCCTACAAACCGGAAACTGAAGCGGGTGGTGGTGGTGCTAGTAGCGCAGATACTTCAAGCGATACAAGTTCTACTAATACCTCAACTAGCACAAGCTCAACAACAGACGCCCCATCTAATACTTCTGGCAGTTCAGGTGGTAGCCCCACTGGTTCAAATCCTAATAACTGGCCTGTTCTTACTGGCCCCTCTGGTGATGTACCGATTAACAATAACCCTGACATATGGAACGATGAAGACGGGTTTGGTGGCTGGGTGGTTGTTTCTGGTACAGGGGTATGGGGCCAGAGTGGTGTTTGGGTTATTAAAAATTCTGCTACCGGACAAACTCAAGAGATTGATTGGGATAATGGGACTTACTCTAACCCTTGGGAAAACAACCCTAATAACAATGATGCTGATACTAGTGGTGATAATCAGGGCGAAGGTCAAGGGGATGATACTGAAAGCACAGCGGATGGTACTGCAACTGGCTCGACAACTGAAACAACCCCTACTCAGGAACCTACTGTAGATTATCCTAACAATGGAAGCGCCTGCCGCCTGCCTAATGGAGATGTAGGGGTTAAAAAAGACGGTGCGTGCATTGTTACCACCAACCCTGCTAGGGATATTATTGGCTGGCCTAACATAACACTTCCAGATGCAACAACAGATACCCCTACAGATACAACAACAGATGCAACAACAGATACCCCTACAGCTACAACAACAGATACAACAACAGATACAACAACAGATGCAACAACAGATACAACAACAGATACAACAACAGATACAACTGACACTCCTTCAGACACAACGCCAACTGATTCTACAGATCAACTTTGTTCAGAAGGCCGTCCAGAAGAATATGGGTTTGGTCAAATTTATTACGATAAATATTGCGATGATCCGAACACAACTGGTGACGGCAATGATGGGTCGGGTGAGTCTGGTGAAAACGGCGACGGTAAAGGTGATGATGGTACAGGAGAAGGCGAGGGCGGTGATGGTAAAGGCAACGGCGATGGTAGTGGAAAAGAAGGGATGCTTTCTCGTTCCCCTTATAAAGGAAGCATAAAAACACTTAGTTATGATGCTCCACCAGTGCCTCCTCTTTTGGAAATTTTTCAAGGCGATTGGACGCAAGGTTTATTAAATCTTGAAAACCGTCTTAGCCCTCCTCCACAAAAAACAAATTTATTTGACGGGATTGTTTAATTATGACACCTGAAGAACAAAAGGCATATAGTCCTTTATATATAAATGAAAAGTATGGTGGCAACCCCGCAAATATTCCGGGCGTTACTCAGCTTCCTAATGGGCTTTACTCAGGACAACCCGGAGTTACTTATGACGTAAACCCTAACACTGGACAACGAGGAACATTTCGTTTTCTTGGGACAATGGGTTTTGTAGACGAGTCTCCTCAGTACGAAGGAACAACCCGTAACCGTCACGGTATTTATCAAGGTGAACCGGGAGTTAGGTATACTTTTAATCCTAACACTGGAGAAGAAGGTGACTGGATTTACCTCGGAACTATGGGGTTTGTTAATACTAAAGGTGACCCTCAAGAGCCTCTACCTGAAGGTGCTCCTAGTTTTGATAATTATTACGGCGGGCCTACTGGAGAATTTGATAACGTAGTAACAACTGATAACACCCCTATTACTACCCAAGAAAATTTAGGAAGCGTTGACCAAAATTTAAGTTCTTCTGGAATGATGGGCGGTAATAACATGGGGACAAATAACTTTTCTCCTTCTACTCCTATGAGTCTTAATTATGCAGCGCCTCAATTTTCACAAATTCCTCAAGCTCCTCAAATAGATTACGTTAAAGTACTTAATAACCTTCTTATAACAGATGTTATTGGTGGGATGATGACAGGTAGCAAAGTATGACTTATTTAAATTTAGTAAACAATGTACTTAGACGCCTACGTGAAGATGAGGTAGATAACGTAACAGCTAACACCTATAGCAAAATGGTAGGTGATTTTGTTAATGATTCTAAAAAACTTGTAGAGTCTGCGTGGGATTGGTCAGCGTTAAGAACTACACTTACAATTACAACGGCTGCTGATGATTATACTTATTCATTAACAGGATCACAAAACAAAGTTAAAGTACTAAACGCAATTAACGATACATCTAATCTTACAATGCAGTACCAGACTCAAGTATGGTTTGATGAGCAATACTTAATTAATACCCCTGTTTCTGGCGCTCCTGAGTACTACACATTTAACGGTGTAGACTCCAATGGTGACACACAGATTGATGTGTACCCAACACCAGATGCTTCTTATAGTTTAAAGTTTAAGTGTGCGCTGCGTAATGACCTTTTAAGTGCTGACACAGACACCTTGGCTATACCCAGTGAACCAGTAATCCACATGGCAATAGCTTTGCTGGCGCGTGAACGGGGCGAAACAGGCGGTACAACAGCGGCTGAATATTTTGTTATTGCTGATAAGTATTTATCTGATGCAGTTGCTCTGGACGCTCAGAAACACCCAGAAGAAACTATTTGGTACACTCCGTAAGGACTACGTATGGCACAGCCCCTGACAAGTATTAATTTAGTCGCTCCTGCATTTAAAGGTGTCAATACGGAAGACTCTCCGATTGCACAAGACCATTCATTTGCAGACATCGCAGATAACGCTGTTATTGACAAGCGTGGTCGTATTGCTGCGCGTAAAGGTATTTCTGTAATTACTACAAACAAGACTGCTCTTGGTTCTGACCATGTTCACAAGGTTCATTGTTTTTATGATGACGCAGGTAACGAAGTAGTATTTACTGCAGGTAACAACAAGATTATGACAGGGACTACTACCCTGACTGATGCTACGCCCGGATCATACACTATCTCAGCTAACAACTGGAAGATTGTAAACTTTAATGACAAGGCTTACTTCTTTCAGCGCGGCTACGATCCTCTGGTGTATGACAACGCTACAGGATTACGTACATTTACTGTAGCAAATAGCGGAGCTACTAACGCAACTTTTAAATGTCACGAAGCTTTAGCAGCTTATGGTCGTTTGTTTATTGTAGACAACGCAACTGACACCCAGACTATATATTGGTCAGACCTTTTAGACGGTAGTGCTTTTACTGGCGGCTCTAGTGGTTCTATAGATGTAAATAAAGCATGGCCTGATGGATACGACGAAGTAAGAGCATTAGCTGCTCACAACGATTTACTTATTGTTTTTGGTAAGCACAGTATTATTGTTTATTCAGGAGCTTCTAGTCCTGCTAGTATGGTAATAGAAGACACTATAGCAGGCGTTGGTTGCATCTGTAGAAACTCTGTACAACACATTGGTACAGATGTATTGTTTATGTCTAATTCAGGTTTGAGAAGTCTTGGGCGTACTATTCAAGAAAAATCTCTTCCTATGTCTGATCTTAGTTTAAATATTAAGACAGAGTTAATTGCAGTAATTGAATCAAGAAGTGAACCTACGGCTTCTGTGTACAGCCCTGAAAACTCTTTTTATCTAATTGTTTTTCCCGGTCAATCAACTGTTTATTGTTTTGATCTTAAAGGCGCGTTAGAAAATGGAGCTTATAGAGTTACTCGTTGGCCCTCTGTAGGTCACAAGTCATTTGAGCGTAAAATAGATGGTACGTTGTTTATTGGTACGTTTGACGGTCTTGGTCAATATTCAGGTTTTAAAGATAACACTTCTTCTTATCGGTTTAGGTACTACAGTCCGGGTTTAACATTTGGTGAGCCTGCAAAAATTAAAATGTTAAAGAAAGTTAGACCTACGATTGTTGGCGCAGCAGGCGCTACAGTGTTTATAAAATGGGCTTACGATTTTGGAACAGCTTTTAAAACTTACCAATTTTTGGTGGGCAACCAGACGCCTGCTTTCTTTGGAGTTGATGAGTTTAATATAGGTGAATATACAGGTGGAGAACTAACCACTAAAAACGCTGTGTCAGGCACAGGGAATGGTAGTGTGATTACTATTGGCATAGAGGCCGACATAGACGGCTTTGCATTGTCTCTCCAAGAAATTAACGTATTAGCATTAATGGGTAAAACAGTATGAGCAATTATACAAAGACAACAAACTTTACCGCTAAGGACAGTTTACCCTCTGGAGATAGCAGCAAAGTTATTCGTGGTAGTGAGTTTGACACTGAGTTCAACGCTATTGCTACAGTCACTGCAACTAAGGCTGACATAGCATCTCCTACTTTTACAGGAACTGTGACGATCCCTGCGTTAACCTTTACGGGAACTCTGTCAACAGGAACGATTGATGGGGGTACTTACTAATGGCAATTACGTCACAAGATTTAATTGATGCGGCCAAATCCGTTTATGGCTTTGCCAAAGACAATGCTATGGGTTTGGGCATGGGTGCTGCAGGTGGCTTGCTAACTAAAGCTGCTTATGATCGTTTACTTGACGTAGGTGATGCCGCAAAACTTGAAGCTGAAGGCATTGCAGAAACGCTTTTGCCTATGACTCAGTTTAAACCTTTTACTGTTACTTCTGCTACTGGAGGTCAATTTAATACTGGCCCTCAGATGTCTCCTGTTACAGATCCTATAACGGGACAGCCTGTTATAGATCCTTTAACGGGACAACCTAAAATGCAGGTATCAGGTACTGAAGCTACTCTTGGTTTATCTCCTCAAGAACAAGCCTTGCAAGGTATGTTAATGGGACAGTCTAATCAATTTTTCGATCAATCTGCTATGCCAACAGCAATGAGAGAAGCTGATGTATATGATCGTATTCGTGCTACACAGCGTCCAGAAGAAGAACGTCAGCGTTTAATGTTAGAAGAACGGCTGATGAATCAAGGTAGGCTGGGTGTACGTACTAGTATGTTTGGTGGAACTCCTGAAGCGTTTGCAATGGAACAAGCACAAGCAGAAGCCCGTAACAGAGCATCTCTAATGTCTATTCAACAAGCCCAAGCTGAACAAGCACAGCAACAGCAGCTTGGTATGTCTGCGCTAGGTTCTGCATATTTACCGCAAGCTCAACTTCTTAATGTTCAATCGGGTACTCAACTGTTCCCACAAATGCAACAACAAGCACAAATGTACGGTACTGGTACATATGGTGAAACACTAATGTCTGCTATTGAAGCTCAATTAATTGCAGAGCAAAAAGCAGCGGATCTTTTAGGCGCGGCAGGCACTGGGTTGCTTGGCGGTTCTATTGATTCTTTTACATCATAAGGAGTTGATTAATGCCTAAATTTTCAGACGAGTTTCTTAGGTCAATAAACAATTCTATGTTAACTCAAAGCGTTCAGGGAGTAGCTTATAAAGCAGGTGCTGCTCCGGGTGTTATAAGAGGACGCGAAGAACAAGAGCGTAGAGACAAAGGCATTTTAGGTGGTACTTTAGCTGCTCAACAAATGGCTAATGAGGGTATGTTTACTCCAAAAGTAGCGCGGGATTTTGTTGGTAGTTTGCAAGGACTTGGTGTTCCTCCTAATCAAATTTTAGAGCAAACAAGACAACTCCAACAGCTTAACCAATCTGGTGTATTAAACAACAACCAAAACCAGTTAGTTGGTTTACAGCAGCAATTAAATGAACAAGCAAAAATTTTATTAGAATCTGATGACCAATCTAGAAAAGAAGCTGCTAATT